AGTTCTAGTTGGCTGTAAGTATATGCTACCTACCAGTTCGTTTCTGTCTATTACTGATGGTGTGTTGTTTGTATCATCCATTACTACTGAGAAGCTGTAAAGACCTTGTCTCTGCTGTACGCTTGCCAGGTATGGATTCACTGCGTTCAGGAACTTGTTTCTTGTCACCTGAGTGTTTGGTTCGAATACCAGTCCGTCTGCGATCTGGCCGATGTAGTCCTTAAGCGCTATCAGAAGTCTTCTTACGTTAACTCTGTCAAGTGCTGATGCTTTCTGCTGGAGTGTCTTCTGACCGTATATTACCGTACCAACTCCTGGGAACGTTGCGATCGGGTTTACTTTAGCCTGGTATAGAGTGTTCCTATCGTCGATCGAAAGCTTTCTTTCTGGCTGAAGCACCGTGCTCATTCCGCCTCTTGTGAAACCAGCTGGAGCAAACCACTCTGCGCTGATCTTGTCATTGTACTCATATACCGCAGGTACCATCGTAGAAGCAGGAACGAAGTTAAGCTTTCCTGTTTCTGTTGATCTTACCTGTATCCATGGCCAATATGCTGCACCGTATGAGTTGTCGTATGATTGAGCTGCAGTTGTTACCGCTCCAACGCTCTGTCCGTATCCTACAAGATCAATTACCGCTATGTTGTCTCCTCTGTTCTGTGCCAGGGTTAAAAGTGCAGTGATCTGCGATGTTGCATTCTGTGAAGTAATACCTGGTGCATAGATCGTGTTGAAGTTGTATGCATCTGTATTTCCAAGCAGATTGATCGCTATGTCGTAGTTTGTTGGTAATAGACCCTGGATGTTGTTTGTTTGATCGCCTGTTACAGTTGGGATGTTCTCAAACATCTTAAGTGGTGCTACACCAAATCCACCGTAAATTGCTCCTGTTGCATTACCAAACGATCCGTTTATTGATCCTGAACCTACAAGCGGTATTGAGCTCGTGTACTGTACGTTTGGCTGACCGAAAGAGTTCAGGTAGTTCGGAGTTGGAAGTCCGACAGACTTAACCCTTACGTAGTTACTGTTGTTTGTGTATGATCCGGTAGTCTGCAGATAATAGTTTCCTGTTGTAGGATCTTGTATTGCATTCTGAGTCTGGTTACCTATCACATACTCGATGTAGTTGTTCTGGTTAGGATCCAGAGACAGGTTGTTCCAAGTCTCGAGCACCGTCTTGCTGTTCTGGTAGTCGTCGCCTCTGCGGATGATCAGGCTGAAGTAGCCAGACCCGGTGTCCGCCGCTGTGATCTCCCATCTAACGTTTGCTGATGAACCTGAAACCAAGGCACCGTTTGTGGCGCTGCCTGAGTTGTTCATTATGGTACCAACAGACAGCGTTTCAAGGGTGAATGCTGTGCCTGCAGACGCAGTTACGGAGGCAGTTGCCCCTGTGTAAGATCCAGACGCTACCCTAGTCACAAGCAGCGATGTACCTCCCTGTTGGAAGTAACCGAGTGCTGCCATGCTCGTAAGATACTCGTAAGATGCTCCACCAGACACAAAAGCGGCTCCGAAGATCGCCTTGTACTGTGAATACGATGTTACCACCGTTGGAATATTTACAGGACCTGTTACAGTTGGTCCTATGATAGCCGCTCCTGCAGCAACCGGTCCTTGTGTTATTTGACTCTGGTCGTTCTCTATCGAGAATACGCCAGGGCTTAAAAGTGTTTCAGCCATTTATGTTGTTGTTTTTTCTACTAATAAATATCAGTAATTTCTTACGAAATTTCTCCTGTTTCTATATTTATCGTAACATCTCCATATTTGGACTTGATCTCCTCAAAAATATCTTCTTCTTGGGATTTTAGAGCTTTTATCCTCTGCCTCTGCTCGTCTATCTTAAGCTCTATGGATATCTTCTGAAACTCTAGTTCCCCCAGTGTTGAGGCTATTTCTAGTGCATCTTCTCTTATGAGGTTTATCCTTGAGAGTTCGTCCGCGGTGAGTTTTTCCATAACGTTGATTTTCTATAAATATCAAGGGTTTTCAATAAGATTTTGTATTTGTTGCAAGAATTCTAGATCTCTTTGTTTATTTATTTCTATTTCTTTTAACTCATCTGGTGATAAATCTGATTGTGTTACCTCAATAATATCTTCATAAACTATAGTATCTCTAATATGTTCAGATATTTCTTGCCCATTTTCATCTAAGATAGGTAAACCTGTTTCTAAATCTATTTTTTTTCTATATACTGGGATAGTTATATACATGTTTTATTTTTTTTAATATGTTACTTTTAATACAGGTAAAACTGGTGTATTTACGTAAGAAGGTTGATTTAGAAAATATGAGCCAGTTGCCTGTGAGCAAGTTGGCGCTAAAGCTAAACTATATGCTTGAGAACCTGATCTAATAAATGCTACCGTATGTGCAATAGTACTTCCAGCAACCGTACTTATTCTAGTTCCTAATAAAGGATTATAGCATATACCATAAACATTACTGTTAGAAAAAGTCCATCTAAAATTAACATGTCCACTAAAGGCAACCCAGTAGATAGTATCTGCTTTTAAATTTATAGGACTTAAATTTTTAGAATGTATTAAATTACATGGTGTACTAATAGATGATTCTATTGTTCCAGATGTTAGTCTATATTCTGGTAGATTTGTTGTAGAATTGTTTGAATATATCCCACAACTTGCTGTCATACCAGCTTGTCCACCTCCTGCAATAGACATTGTTGTCATTGTACAATCTTTATTTATTATTACTGGTGTAAATAATACTCCTCCAAAAGATGTTGCAGCCGCTGTATTAAATCCATTAAAATCTCCAATATAAATATTAGGACTAATATACCCAATATTATTTGTAGGTGCAAAAGATGGTCCTATAGTATAAGATGCAGTATTTGCAAAACTTGCAGATAATGCATTTGTAGAATAAGATGCTGAATCCGCTAAAATAACCGTAGTATAAGATGCTGTAGATGCATTAATAGTATGTGAAGATGAGTATACAAAAGATGCAGTTACATATAAAGATCCAGTTATTCCTCCAGTTATACTTAAAGATCCAGATACTACTGAATTATCTTTTGACGTAAAATTATTATTTATACTAAAATTTCCCATATAAAAATTAATACGTTACATTTAGACTAGCTCCTACTGGAATAGACATAGGTCCACCTCCTGAACCAATTTTAACTCCATACGATAATGGAGTTATTGATGATGTAGTTTGTGGTAAAGATATGGGCATTGATCCCGTACTTGCTATTGAATATCTATAATATGCTAATTGTTTTAGTGAATTTGTTAATGTTGGTTGTGATACTCCTAATAATGGATTAAACATCCTATTAAAAGGAGAAAATAAAAAAGGAAAAGATGCGTTATTTAACCAGTTTATTGTTGAATAACTTGCATTAACTGCATTTTCTATACACATAAATGCTAACCAATATACTTCATTCTGTTGTAAAGTTATTGGACTTGAAAAACTTGCATCTGAAAAATATCTAGAATTTAAAGTTGTAAATAATACTTGAGTACTTGTCAATAAATTATTTGGTAGAAATAAATTTGAAGTATCATAAATTCCCATCAAAAAAGATGCCGTAGGAACTGCAGATACAAGCGCGGTTATTCCCATTCTCTGTGTAGTGCAAGTTCTTGGAATTACTATAGGAGTTGCATATAGCGTATTTGCAGTAGGCGCTGTTGTCCTATCTAATAATGTTATTGGTGTTTGATATCCAATTACTGCAATAGGAGATATATAACCTAGACCTCCAGCACTAGCGGCTGCAGCAGTAGATATACCTCCTGAAATAAAAGTAGATACGTAAGAATTTGTTGGATAACTTAGACTATTATCTGTTTTTATAGCATATGAACTAGAAAGAGCAAATGCTGAATATGAAGATGATAATATATTATTAACTAAAGATGCTGTATTTGCAAATTGAGAGTAACTTGAACTAATAGCTATAGACGCAGTTTGTATAGAAGCTGATATATTTCCAGTAACTATTAGGGATCCTGTTATTATGGTATCTCCTAGAGTTTTGAACCCTTCTCTTATAATAAATTCATTAGCCATATGTTACATTTAATATTGGTAATACATACATAGATTGACTAGCTCTTGAATTAACCGTATATAATGAAGCTGTTTGGGGTAATGAGCTAGGAAACGTTATCCATGCGCCACCAGATGGATAAACATAGTTTGTAATATTCCTTACTGCTATTAGATTTGGAAAAGCAGTACCGCTACCTGTAATATTAACACCTAATAGCGGATTGTACATTCCATTATTAATTGTTGGAACAGGTAATCTTAAAGCATTATCTCCAACAACTGCTATCCAATATATTGTTTTTGCACTAAGATTAAATGTAGTTAATAAAGGAGGATCACTTTCTAGATATTGCATAGAACTTGATGTAGTTGTTATTACTCCAAATGATTGATTATTTAATAGTGTATTTGGAAGCATTTTACCACTATCAGTATAAATTGCTATTTTTGCAGTTGTAGTTA